GCCCGCCTTGATCTGGTAGACGATTGCGCCGTCGCGGAACGTGTTGCTTGTGGCGCCGCCACCGTTCGGGCCAGACCACGGGGATGCCGGGTTGTCGCCGTTGTAGAACTGCAGGACGACAGGCGACGTGCCCGTCGTCGGATCAATGCTGATGTCGTTGTCCTGGTACTGCGCCTCGATCAGGTAGTTGATCGACTGGCCCGAGGTCGTTGGCGTCGCAAAAGCGGTCGTCGTGTAGGCGCCGAGCTGGATGCCTTGCTTGAGAATCCGGTCGGACGTGTCAGCCGGCAGCGTGCCGCACGGCGTAGCCTCGAGCGCCTGCATCGAATACACCTCGCCCTGGCCGATCTGCACGGTCATCGACGCGGGCGTGGTGGGCGTACAGGCAAGGCCGTTCACGAGCGTGCTCGAGCCGAACATCGCGGCGCACACCTTCGCGATCGCCGTCATCGTGTATTGGGCTTGAGCGGAAAACAGCCATTCGTAAACCTGTTGACCGACGTACGTTTCGACACGACGCATTGAAAACTCCGGGCAATAAAAAAGCCCGCTCAGGGCGGGCCGTAGAAATGAAAAACCGCCCGTAGGCGGCTCCTGTGAGTCTGGCGTCGATCAGGAGAGGCGAGACTGGTCTAGGACGAAGGAGCGATCGAGAACCGATGGCGAAACGCCGTAGTTCGTGATGCACACACCGACGTTCGTCGCGACGGGTTTCGTCATGTTGATCGCGGCGAGGATGTCGGCGTCTGTCGCGGCGGTGACTTCCGCAGCGAGCGAACCCATGTAGCCGTGCGAGAGCGGCGCGGCGAGCGCTGACCAGGTCGGCGCGTTCGAATAGGCCGCACCCGCCGAGCCGCCTGTGACGGTCGGTCGATAGACCGTAATGAGGCAACTGAAGGGCGAGGCAATGGACCCCATACGAGCCACGCCGCAAAAGCTCGCCGGCCCGGTGTTGGCCCCCAGGCAACCGCTGTCGAGTGGCCGCGAGGGCTCGAAGATTATTGGGGCACGCCCGGTCAACTGCGTGAGCACCGCCTCCATCGCGGGGCGCGTGCCTTTTTTCTGGAAGATCGCGGTCTTGATCCGGGCGATGTAACTCGCGTCGGACTCATTCGCCTTGCGCGGCAGGCTGGAGCCGAAGAAGTCGGCCGCCCACAGATCGACCCAGCCGCCCGTCGACGTATCGAGCCGTGCCTGTGCGCGCACGAACAGGACGAGCAGATAGACGACCGAAAAGACGCTCGCGATGCCGTTGAGCAGCCCCGAGATGACCGGTGCATTGCTCCAGTCGCCGAACCAGCCACGCGGCAGATAGGACTGGAGACGGCTGACGATATCGTTGGTGTCGCCAGTCGCCATGTCAACTCACCGTCACAGTGCCGCACTGGAATGCGTGCTTGTAGTCGATCACGATGTCGCTCGTGGCACCGTTGAGCAGCAGATCGGTGATGTTCGTCACCCCGCCAACGGTGAATGCCTGGGCCGCGACGCCGGTATAGGAAAGCGTGGCGCCGTCGAGCGTCGTCTGCTGGCTGTTGATGTAGTTCTGGATCGCGGTCGCCACCTGCGCGGTCAGGGCCGTGTGTACGTAGCCGTCTGCGGTGGTGATCGTTGCGCTCACCGCCACGACTTGCGCAACCGGCGCGTGAACGGCGTAGGTCGAGCACAATGGTCGCACCGCTTCGACAGCGTTCTCGACGTTGGTCTTTTCGGTGTCGCTCAGACTGCCGCTGCCGTCGTTTGCGATCACGGTGAAATAGCCGTTCTGCGTCGAGCCGTTGTACTGCTGGTTTTCGGCGACGATGCCGGTCATGCCGATCTGCACGCTTTCGATCGCGTTCATCACGGCGAGCAGCGTTGCCGCTTCGAGACTTGCAATCCACGTCACGAAGCGCGCACGGGCGGACGCATCCGATTCGGCATTCGCGCCGTTCGTTACCGCGGCGCTGTTCGTCACGTAGTCGACGCCAGAAATTGCAGTACCGAGCGTGTTCAACTGGCCCGCAGTCACGTTTCCGGCCGTGCCAACAGCGGTGCATTTAGCCGGGACGTTCAGACTGGCCGTGCCAGCGGGAATAACGTAGCCGCTCTGGGCCGCGCTGTAGGCTGCATTGGTCGAGTCGGCGACGACGGTGTATTGAATCGAGCCGTCCGGCGTCGTGACGTTCGCGCCGGTCGGCACAAGCGCCTGATTCGTTGGCGTGTAGCGGGCGAACGCTTCCTGCGTCGTGCCAGCGGTACCGGGCAGACGCGAAAAGCCGAACTGGGCGAAGAACGAATCGAGATCCGTGCCGCTGGACGTCGCCGCGCGCGTGATCGCCAGAACCTGAAGGATCAGGCCTTGCAGCCACAGCGCTACGCCGCCCATGGCTTCGCCAATGGCGAGCAGCACCGATCCGATCGAGAAGTCGATGGGCGACGAAGCTGAGCCCTGCACGGCCGTCGCAAAGTTCGAAACGATCGAGCCGAACGACTGGGTATTCAGGTTTGCCATTTAAGGATCGGTCGAGGTGTCGAAACTCACGAATTGCGGCGAGGCCGTGTTCGCATCGGTGTACTGGATCGTCGCGCTGACGAGGTTTTGCGTCTGGGTCAGATCGATCCTGGGAGCGGGGTTTCGGGCCACGGCCTGCTCCAGTAGCATCTGGCCTTTAATCAGCGCCTTCGTTGCCGGGACGTTGCCGGGAGAACCCACCTTGCGCGGGACGCCCGCGCCATAGGTCGGATGCCACGTGTAATCGGCAGAGGCGGCCGGGTTGCCGGCGGGGTCGGAGAGTGCCGGGTTGGTCAGCAGGCGCCGGTAGACGCGCTGCGTGCCGGTGGTGGAGGGATCGGCCAGCAACAGGTCTCCCGATGGCGAGATCGACAGATCGGAGCCATAGAAGTGCGAGATGTCCACGGTCATTCAGCTTGAACGATTGAGGTTTGGCCGTTGGCCGGGGGCGGCGTGACGGGCGCGCCAGTATTGGCGCCGCCGTTGCCATTCGAATGCACGTGTGTCGTCGCCCACGCCGCAAAGAGGCTGTTGAGCAGGTTCTGGAGCGCGTTGCCGGCGCTCTGCAGCTTGATCGAGGCGGCCTGCACGATGGCAGATGCGGCCTTGATCGTGGCGCTTCCGGTGGCTGTCACGCTCGCGTTACCGCCGACGGTCGAAGCCATGTTGCCGGCCACCGTCGCGGTCAGGTTGCCAGCCGTCGATACGTTGACGTCCCCGCTCGTCACCATCTTGATAAACGAGCCGGTCTGATGGAGCGCCCAGATCTCGCCAGAGGGGACGGCGGGGGCCTGTTGCGCGACCGAGAAGACGCGCGCGACAATGGTCCCCGACGAGAAATCCCCGTGCTCGAACACGACGAGCACCTGGTCGCCGATCTGCGGACCGACTGCGACGCCCCAGCCATTGCCGATGCCGATCGCGCCGAGCGGCATCCAGTTCGATTCCTGCTCGCCGATCTCGGGATCGACCGGCTGCACCGTCACCTTCACCGCATGATTGCTCGGGTCGTAGCTACTGATCGTGGCGAACTGCGCGAGCGAATGCCTTCCCTGTGCTGCCATGGCTTGCTGCCGCATCGCATTGGCCAGCGCCGCCATGCTCATAGCGTCACCTCGGAATCAGGCGAATGGTTCTTCGCACCGATCGTCATGCTGTAGCTGTCCTCGAAGTTCAGGGTGCGGCGGATGCTGTCGGTGTAGTAGGTCTGGTCGAATTTGGTCCCCGTTCCGGACAGCGATATCAGCGACGGAATGTCGAGTGCGTTGTCGCCCGGCACCGTCAGGCCTTCGATCTTCAGTTCGTGCGCGACGATCTGGTTGTACCAGCTCTGTGCACGCTGCAGCGCCTGATCCTGCGTGAGGTTCGGGATCGTCTTCGAATAGATCTGCGCGCCGGAGCCGACCGTCGCGGACCCCACGCGGATCGTCTTGACGTTCGACGGATAGGAAACAACGAAGCCCTTGGCGAACTTCTTGTTCCAGCTCTTGATCTTGACCTGGATGCCACGCGAGACGGTCAGCGCGCGCGTAAAGTTGACCGCCTCAAAATTCGCCATCGCGCCGGATGACGCGGTCTGCGAACGGTAGACGAGCGGGTAGGGCGTCGTGTTTGCAGCCAACGGCGGCTGGAAGTACAGCGACTTGCCGCGCACCCACACCTTGAAGCCCTCGATGTCCGCGAGGTAGTTCAGGATGTCCCACTCCGAGCGCTCATCGGCCATGTTCACGTGGTCGATCTCGTAGTAGGTGCCGACCTTCGCGGTGGTCGCCTGCACGACCGGCGTAAGACCGTGCTTTTTCGCCAGCATTGTGGCGATCTGGCTCGAGGTCTGGTTCGGCCACTTCTGCGTGGTCTTGTTGTCGATGAAAAGACGCGAGAGATCGCGCCCATCGACTTCGATCGTGTAGGTGATCGGGTCAATCGTGATGTGATCGACCTGACCGTAGATGAAGCTCTTCAGGTCCGTCGGTCCATAATTGACCGGATCGTCCGGGTACCCGATGAAAAGCTCGACGAACATGTCCTGCTGCTCGGAGAACCAGTTCGCGTTGCGGTCGGGCGGCAACCGCGCGCCATCGAACTTGCAGCGGAACGTGTCGGCCGCGTAATACGCGTTGTTGTCGACTTCGAGGTCGATCCAGCCGGTGATCAGTTCGTCATTGAGCTTCACCGCCCCGCGGGGAATTTGCCCGGTGGGTTGGAGAAATGCGGTCATAGGCGAGAATCAGGAACTGAGGATGCCGGCGCTGGTGCCGTTGTTGTAAGGCGGGATGACGAGCGTGGTGATGCCGGTGAGCGTCGGATCGGCGAGGTTGTTGGCCTGCGCGATTTGCGTCCATGCGGTCGCGTCGCCATATTCCTTCGAGGCGAGATCGAACAGATTTCCACCACTGACCGTCACCGTGCGCACGCTGGAATTCGCCTGCCCGAGGTTCGTCGTCATGCGACCGAGGACGCCGCTGAGCGAGAGCAACTGCGGCTGCATATTCGCTGCGTTTAGCTGGCCAGTGAAGATCGACACGTTGGTCAGCAGCGGAACTGATGGCAGCACGCCTGCGGGCACCCCCACGCCAGCTAGCGTGGCGTCGGTCGATGCGATGAGTGACGACACGTGCCGGGTGACGGCATTCAGCGGCTGTAGCACCGAGGCCACCGTACTGAGGGACGCGCCAACGAAGGTGCTGACTGCCCCTGCTGCGCTCGTGAGCGCGCCCATCAGGCCCGTGAGCGTGCTGTCGCCGACACCTGAGGCGAGACTGTTCGAGGTGTTTAAATCGCCGTTGATCAGGTCGTCTGCGTCCGGCTGTGCGTCGGCATAGACGGGCGCCGTGAGGTCCTGCAGCACCTCCAGCGTGAGCCGGTACGGGATGCGCGCGAAGCGGTAATCCGGCTCGAAGCTCCGGATGTAGACCATCAGATACAGCTCGTCGAACGACAGCGCGAGCGGCTGCGCGGCGTTCTTCATCTGATCGAGCGTGAGTGCCCGGTCGAGCGCGCTTTGGCCGCCCTGGGTCGGGAAAAACTGACCGCTCCACTGGATCGGGCGCCAGTCCGTGCCGAGCGGCTGAATATCGCGCACGCCTCCGAGCATCTTCTTGATGGCGAGCTTCTGGTCACCGCCGAAGCCGATTTCTTCCGGGATTTCGAAATCCTGGAAGGTGAAGTCGCCGAGGATGAGGGTGACGTCTGGCATGGCAAGAGCGAAATGGATGGTGCGGTATCATTTATCCCGCAAAACAACTATGTGCGGGAGAGACTAATGCCGTCGAATCTAATTGAGGCGCTACCGGGCAGGCTCGAAAAAGCATTGTCCGGACTGACCAAAGGCAGCGAAGAGGTTCACGTCAAGCTAAAGGGCGCGTTCAAGGAAGGCTTGGTTGTCACAAGTCAGCGAGTTATTGTCGTCAAGGGCGGCTGGATGGCCGGTCAACTATTCGGCACCAACGTGTTTCAGATACCGCTGTCCAGCGTCGCCGGTGTCGAGGTCAAGTATTCGCTTCTTTCTGGGTATTTCGAGGTGTCGGCCGGAGGTATGCAAAATACCGACAAGAGTTATTGGTCGCAAAAGAAGGGCAGAGACCCGAAATCGGCACCTAACTGCGTTTCAATTACCGGCGGCAAGCGGGCCGAGGTTTTTCGCGAGGCCTGTTCCGCAATCATCTCGCTCAGAGATCGGCCGAATGCCCCCTTGACTGACCATCTATCGACTTCATCTTCCTTGGATGCCATCGGGCAACTCGGGAGGCTGCGGGACTCGGGGTACATATCGGACGACGAATTTTCAGAAAAGAAACGCGAATTGTTGTCGCGCTTAAGATAGCCGTTCACTTCACCCCTGGCATCGGGAGCGCCACGGTCGGATCTACCCCTAGGCCGTACAGCCCCGAGCCGAGTCGTTCGGACATGTACGGCGTCACCGCCTGCGCAACCTTGCGGCCATCGATGTTGATGGTGATGTTCACCATACCGCTGCTGGACGTCCTCGCGGGGCCCACCGTATCAACGGGGAGGGCTGCAAAGCCGGTCTTCCGCTTGAAAGGCACGGCCTTCGCGTCGAAGCCGTTCAATTCGCCACGATCGACGCGCGCCTGGGCACTCGGCGTCAGCTTGGCGCCTCCGTGATCCTTGTACGAGTCAATTTCCTCTTTGGAGAGCGGTCGGAAGGCGTAGATCGCCGCAGCGAACGTGCCGATTGCGAAAACGGCTAGACCGATCGGGCTCAGCAAGGCGCTGACAGCAAAGCCCAGCCCCCCAAACTTAGTGAGGCTTAATGCAAGCGACAGCGCCGAGAACGCGCCCTTCACCAGAAGAATGGAGCCAGCGACTGCCGTCAGTGTAGACAGCCCCAGGAACGCGCTCACAAAGGCCGTCACAGCAGTCTGGTGCTGCTCCATGAAATTCACCAGCGCCGACAGTTTTGGCGTCAGCCACTCGAACGCCTGAAGCAGCTTCGGCATTACGTCGTAAGCAAGCCGTACCTTCAGGTTTTCCCATTGGGCGTCGAGTTGTCGCTTTGCCAGTTCCGGATCTGTCTTCGCGAGATTTTTGTACGCCTGCGACGAATCCGGCGCACGCTGTATCAGGTCGCGGTCGCGTTGAAACTGCACGGCCTTGTTGACGAATGTTTGCAGCCCGAATGCGCCAATGCGATTTTTGGTCAGTGCGTAGTAAGCGCTGAGTTCGTCAATGTGCTGGGTCTTTTCCAGCCGCTCAATCGCCGGCTTGACGTATTTGACTGCCCACAACTCCGGGTTGTTGAACTCGGACTGACCCACGACTCCACCCGGCAGGATCTTGGATTTCGTCCGGTCGTGCGGATTATTTACTATCTTCTTGGGATCTACGAGACCCGCGGCAACCCAGTTGCCGATGAGATCCTTGGGGATCATCTGGCCCAGAACGATTGCGCCAGTCGACGCGATCACATTGCCGGCGCCTGATGCGCCGCCCCTGCCCGTTTTGAACTCCTGAATGAGGGTAGGCAGGTAGTTGTACTTGAAATCGTCGGACAGGTACGGCGCGAACGCGCGGGAATACTTCAGTGCCTGATGGAAATCCGCGACCGTGACCGTGCCGTTCATTGCGATGATGGCTTTCGACATCATCTCAGCCTGGCGGTTGACGTTTTCCTGCGTCAACGCGCCCTTCGTACCGAATTCTATGGCCTTGACCATATCGAAGCCGATACGATCCTGCGACGCGCCAGTGATCGACTGCATCACCGCGCCCATACGCTGCACAGTGGGCAGAATCGAGAGCGCTTCGGCGTACTTCCCCTCACCAAACGCGGATCGCAGTTCGAGCAGCGTCTTGATGTTCTCAGACGCCCTGCTTGACATCACTTCGTGGGTCGTTTCCCACGCCTTCTGAACGCTCTGGGCCACTTCCACTTGAGACATCCCCACATTCTTGAGGATGGCAAGCTGGTGGTAATATTCATCGGCTGACTTGACAGCGCCGTCGAACAGTTTCAACCCGAACGCCCCGGCACCCAACAAGGCGCCCCCTTGCAGCATCGTGAGCTTGATCTTGTCGAGCCGCTTCTGGAAATCGGTCGCCTGTCCATGCAACGCGGAAAACTGCTTGGACATGGCCATCAAGGCGCTACTGACCTGATTGACGACGCTGATCCGCACCGCGATCGAGTACGCTTCAAACATGGTGGCTCTTATGAGATTGCAGCACAGGGCACAGGAATGGCTGGCTGATCGAGTTTCGTGGGTTCAGTACCCGAATGTTCGCCAGATCGGGCGCAAGTCGCCGCGGTTCTTCCGGCATGCGATGCCAGCCAGCACTCGCATCACGCTCGCGCTACTGGGTCTGATGGCGCTATTCATCCTCATCCCGGCGATCACTGCTGGGGGATTTTTCCTCTACGCCATTATTGGGGCAGTGTTTGGGTGGCTTCCAGCGCGCTAGATATCGTGGTCGTAGCTCAATTGCGCCGGGATCGAGGCCTCTCCCAGCATCCCCGCGACGGCGGCACCCCCCAACGTCCTCCTGATGTAGTCGTGGCTATACTCAACCGCCGTACCGAGCACGGGTCGCGGCGGCTGCTTCTCCGTGCCTAGCTCGAACCACACGAGGTCCTGGTCATTGGACCCGATGAGCGCTTCGTGGCCGTCGACCTGACGCTCAACCGAATTCCGCATCTCGCCAGAGCGCAGACCAGGGTCGTTTTCCGTGTAGCCCTGGGTTAGACGATCTGCCTTGGTCGATTCGGCCAATTCCTCCCATGCCGGGAAGTGACCCACTGCCTGCTGGTAGTGACCAATCTCGTCTTTCGCTTTTTTTTGCACGTGGGCGGCTACCGCGTCCAGCCCGAGATGAAGCGCAAGGGATTCCTTGGCAGAGGCTTCGACCAGTTGCAGCGAAAACTCCGCGAGGCTCTTAAATTCCCTCATGGCAACTTCTTCCAGGACATTGAACTGAAGTCGAATTCGCTGCCTTCGAACTCCGAAAATGTGATTGACATGGCCATTCGCTCAAGCCTGTCGAGTTGCACGCCATCCGGATCATCAAAACGGCGCCCCAGCGCAACCGGGAGTGGAACCCCGTTTTTCACGAGCCAGCAAAACTCGCGAAACTCGAGGTTCCTTACGAGTTTTTTAGGGCTTCCGCTTCGGAGCCGTCTTGCGTGTCCGCCGTTGCTTTACCCTGAGTTTCAAAATGGCCGAGCACTGACACCATGCCTTCGCGGCCAACGCGCGAAATCGCAGCTTCGATCTGGGCAAGCGTGGCCGGGAAGGGGACCTTGACACCGTCGATCTCCACGACCATTACGGCCGGCATCACGTACGCAAGCACATAGTGCTGGTTGGATGCGGCATCGCCGAGTGCCCGCATGATGCGGCTTTCGGTCAGGAAATCCGGTTGCTCAATAACGAGCCGTCGCCCAAGCGAGTCGATGACGACGTTTTCGGCAACGGGCTGATTGAGCGTTTGCGCGTCGCCGGTCGTGCGCTGCGGCTTGACTGTGACTTTCTGCGTCATGGCTTACCCTTAAGATAGTTCGAGCTTGCGGCCGGCCTCGAAGGCGAACTTCTGCGTCACCTTGTCCTGGCCTTTCCAGGTGCCGTCGTCCTCGGGGTAGAGCGCCACGTCCGTGTACTGGAACTGCGAGATCGTCCCGTCGAGGTTCTGCACCGTGTGCGTGATGAAGATCTGGCTCGGCGGCAGGCCCGCGAAATACGCGGCTTCTGCCGCCGCAAAATACTGCTCGTAGGAAGCATCCTGACGGTCGAGCTCGAACGTGCCGGCGTGCCCGTCGGGGATCGGGCGGTGCTTGATCCGGCCTTCGATTCCCACACTCTTGAGCTTGACCATCGCGGGCTTGGCCTCGAACGACGTGATGCCGTTGATCGTCACCTGTCCGTAGTTCGAATCCACGATCGTCAACTGCGCCCCGTCGCGACCTACGCTGAAACTGTTATTGCCTGCCATGTGCGGCTCCTGCAATGCAAAAAGCCCGCGCGAGGCGGGCTACGAAAGGGGATTGGGATTACGCGCTCTGGACGTTCACGCTGACGGTCGAGCCGCCTTGCAGGGCGATCACGAATACGCGGACGATGGACAGGTATTTGACCTGCACGAGCGCCTGCATGATGCCGAGCGCCACGTTGTTGTCCGGGTTGTTCGTTGCATCGAGCGTGATCTTGAACGGCACCTTCGTCGGCTGGTTCGCGTCGCCGATGTAGCCGCTCACCTGCCAGATACCGGTGAGGAACGCACTCATCGCATCCTTCACGTCCGATCGCATGGTCGGCGTCTGCGGATTGCCGATGACAAAGCCGAACGTGGTGCCGCCGAGCGAGCCGGCGAGGAAGTTCGTCATCGTCGTGTACGACTCGCTGTTCGTCGCGGCCTGGCTCGATGCGTTGCGGTCGGTCTGGAAGCTGAAGTAATTGCCGCCCGGCGACGGATTGGCGAGGAAATCCACGCGGCCGGCGACGGCGGCCTGTACTTCGGCGCTCGAGTACGGCTGATTCTGGAGCGAGCGCTGCGTGCCGATGATGCCGAGAATCGGCTTGTTCAACGTGGACTGATTCGGCGTAAGCGTCGCGCGCAGCGGGCCCCAGATGTTCATCGGGGAGACGAGGCGCTGCATGTTGTTGACGGTGTCTTGCCAGTACACCCAGTCACCCACCAGCGGCTTGAACCAGGGCGTATCGACGCCAGCCGTCGCGAGCGCGGAAGCCGTACTGGCGATGTTCGTGCCGGCCGCTTCCTGTGAGCCGCCGAACATGCCGAATTGCTGCGTGAAGGCCGCGATCGTGCTCCACTGCGTCGAGGTCGTGTGATCGACGAGGTTGATCGTCTGCACGGCGGCCGATTGCAGCGCGTACATGCCCGTCACCGGGAATGAGGAGTTCGAGCCGATCAGCGTCGAGTCGGTAACACTGGAATCGCCGTCCGTGCCGCCCGACAGCGTGTAGGTGGACTGGGCCGGGGCCGCGGTCGATGTGCCGATCGTCGCGACGACGAGTTGCGAAGGACCACGCACACCCGACTGGCCGTTGTTCACGGCGCTGACAAGGTTGGTCCACAACGTCGCGCCACTGCCCGCGATATTGTCGTACACCTCGGGCGTAAAGCCGGCCATCTGCACGGTCAGTTTCGACGTGCTGGGGGCCGTGCCCGCACCGACAGTCGCCGAGATCGTATTGCCCGTCTTGCCGGTGTACATCGCGGTCAGCGTCGCGCCCGTGACCGGTGAGCCTGTGGTGTCCTTAAGCGGTGCCGTGGCGGCCGCGTCGGTGCCGTCCGTGACCCGCACACACCAGTTGTTGTACGAGCCAATGACGAACGCGAGCGCGAGCGCCGTAGCGAGATCGCGACTGCGAACGGTGACGGGGCCGACCTGCGAGGGTGCAGCGCTCGGCGAACCGACCACAAACGGGCTATTGACGGGGCCCCAAGACGCGACACCGACAAGACCATAGCCGTTCGTCGGAGCGCCCTGGATAACGGGCGGCGGCGCGACGATTTCCGTGTAGACGCCGGGTGCCGTCAGCGATGCGGCATTCAATTGCGAACTTTGAAAGAGCATCGAGCGCTCCAATGAAAAAGGGCGCCGCTATGGGCGCCCTTCAGGGGTGAAAGAGGGGTCTTACTGCGTCGCTACGCGGTTGCAGTGATGCGCGTTCGGCCCAGCCGCGACGGCCGCGACCGTCTTCGCATCGGTGATCGCGTCGCCCTTGGCGTAGGCGCCGAAGGGGTGAATCACCACGAGTGTGTAGGCCGGCGCGGCCGGCGTGCTGCTGTCTGCCATGTGAGGCTCCTAGGTGTCGATATCAAAAATGGTCTGGCCGGTCGGCGTCTGGTAGTCCGTCTCGACGGTTACCACCGTCGCCACTTGCTGCTCGACCGTCGTCGCATATTCGATGTCGTAAAACAGGTCGCGGCGGTAGGCTTTCGCCTTCTCCAGCAGATCGCTGAGCGTGGGCATCTGGCCGGTCGAGCGGCAGCGCGCGCCGAACCCGTCGGGCATCGTGAGAAACGAGATCTGCGCGAAGCCGGCCTTGATCGCTTTTCCGACCTGCGTGCGCGTCGTTGGGTCCGGCGCCCAGACGGTGATCTGCACGCGCTGGGACTGGCGCTCCCACTCGGTGGATGTTGTGCCGGTCGTGCCCACGCGCGCGGCCTGGACTGTTGCGCCGGCCTGCAGGGTGATTACGGCGCCCGAACTCGTCGTGCCGGGCCACGTCTGCGCAATCAGCGCGGCGAGCCCCGTCGCAATCGAGGTCAGCGAGTCGGTTGCCTGCACGGGATAGATGAACGCCTTGCCGTCGATCAGCACCGCCATGTTGTGCGGCGTGAAGGGCGCCGGCATCGCGCCGCCGACCGCAATCGTGTTGCCTGCGGCCGTAAGCGTCAGCGTTGCCGCCACGACCGACATGACCTGCGACTTCGGCGCATAGCGCGTCGTGTTGCGCTCGGGCCCGATCGGGAAGATGCTGACGTTGACGACGTCGTTTTGCAGATCCTTGTCGAGCGACGAGGAAGTGGGCCAGCCGGGGTACACCTTGACCGTTTGCCCGGTAACGGACGGTTGCCCCGTTCCGTTCGGATAGACGTGCCCGGCGATCTGCGTCGCCAGAATGTCGAGGACTTCGGAGATATCCGACATAGGCTGGCGTTACGTCTGGGCTTGCATACAGGTTAGCCGCCACCCGAGATCAGAAAGCTCGGCGCTCGAGACGATGTAGCGGCGGTTGATGTCGTCGGTGATGATGTCAGCGGTCAGCAGATTCACACCGGGATACGCCGGCAGCAGAATCGCCCACCACGGCAGGCGCACGTCGCCGGGAAGCGGCGCATCGCCTTTCTCGCCCTTCGTGCCCTGCAGCACCGACGCTGGCCACGCGGTCATCAGTTCGGTCTGGTTCGCGTCGATCGTGCCGCCGTATGGATTCACCCCCGCATCGACCTGCTGCTGCGGGCGGAAGATATTCAGTGTGCGGTTGCACTCGACCGCGAGAATCGGCAGCGTGTCCTGCTGCGCGGCGATGAAAAACGTCTTGTCGTCGTTGACGAGGTAATCGCCCACCTGCGTCTGGGTTCCGTCGAGCAGGGCATACCACAGCGGTTTGCCGTACAGGTTCGGCTTGCTGTAGGTCATGTCCTGCGCGTTGAAGCTCGCGTTTAGCGTGCCGAGCCAGGTCGCAGGAGATATCGGATTGGCTGCCGAAGTGGGGTGGTACAGGTTGTAGACGGGGCCGATGCGCAGCGCCGCTTTGCCGTAACCGCCGTAAATCTTTTGCTGGAGGGTGGCGGCGTCCATCAAAACTCCAGCAAGTCAATTCCCATCCCGCATCCCGAGCACAATTCCGATGCGATGGCGACAGCCTCTGCGGCGCTCTTGCCAAGGTGCATGGCGGTGGTTGCGTAGTCCTGACCACTGCCGATCGCAACGAATGGCCGCAGGATGTGAATCGGGAATTCGTTATTGGCGAAGACCAAGGCAGTCCCGCATGGCTTCACCAGCAGGACTCGCGCATACGCGTCCCCGACTGGTTGGCGTAGCTCGCCCGGTTTCCGACCATCAGCAATCCAGTTTTGCATCTCATAGACGCGTGGCAGATCACCGGCACCCCCCATTAACGAGCCATCTTCGAGGCGCTGCAGTTTGCTAACAGGGAACTTGCCGCCGTGCATTTCCATCATGCGATCGGCCGCTAGTGTCTTGCCATCCCATGCGATGACCGTCATTCAGACCACCAAGGAATTAGACGCGCCGCCGAAGTTCGGGCCCGGCGGCACTCCGAGAAAATTGCACAGACGCCGACGCCACGAGTCGAACAGCATGTCTCGGTCGCGCTGCTCGTTCTTGTTGTGGGTCCACACGGCGGCCTGGTCGGTGTCTAGGTTGGCCGATGTGCCCGGAATCGCATTCTCCAGCGTCGTCAGATTCGCCAGATAGGTGTTCACCACCACATTCCCTTCGTCCGCACTCATGTGTTGCAGGCGATATTCGAGCGCCAAGTACGTCTTCATGATCCACGGATATGGGAACACGACATTGCCGTCGCCGAGGGCCGGATAGCCGCAATGACGGCGGATGTCGGTCAACTGCGCGGACGTGAACGTATAGGGCGTGAAGGGCATTGCTTACTCGGTCGGGTCTTCCGGTTCCTGCTCGACTTCGGGCGCAGCGGCGCGCTTTTCTTGCAGTCGCGCGCCAGACTGGATGAGCTGGTGAATCAACGCAGCGTCGTTTTTCGGGCTGAATTCGGCGCCAGCCGGATAGAACGCATGCCGCTTGCCGACATGCATGCCGTGATTCTTCGTCAGGACGAAGGTCGAAACGCCCACTGCCTCGGCCGGTTCGGCGGCGGCCGGTGTTTCTGTCGCTTTTCTGGGTCGGCCCATGTCCGCTCCGTGATGTCAGATGTAAAAGGGCGACCCGAAGGCCGCCCCCGCTCGATCAGAGCGATTCCAGGATGATTGCGCGCTTCTGGGCCGACGAGTTGGCGGTCGGGATCGTCGCGCTCGTGGTCGTCGTGTCGGTCGGCACGGCAAACCCGCCCATGTACGACCACGTCTGCGTGATGACCTGCTTGAGCGCATCCAGCGGCTCACGCGTCACGTGCGCGATGTCGTCGACGATCACGATCGAATCGTCCTTATCCTCGCCTTCGAGGTTCTGACGATATGCCTCGTTCGTGAACACGCCCTCGACGAGCGCGCCCTGACCGCACAGGATGCCGCGGCGAACGTTGCCCACGCCTGCCAGCGTCTGCACCGGATTCAGGTTGGTCTCCTGCAGGCGGACGCCCAGCAGTTGAGCCACGACGCCCTGACGGTATTCTTCCGTCGTCACCTGACCGCGGAAGAACTGCTGGAACGCCGGATCGCTGTACAGACCCGTTGCCTGCAGCGGATCGAGGTACATGTGATACATGCCCGTCGCATCCACCACCGGCACGCCGTTGGCCGACATCGTGGCCTTGGCGGTCAGGATCATCTCCATCGTCAGCTTGCCGTTGTTCACGTCGTTCGACGCCGAGATGGCAGCGGACGTCGCCGCCATCACACCAGCCGAAGTGCTCGGGCGCAGGATCACCGGGGCGACCGACGACACCACTGCGTTGAGCGCCGTGCCATCGGCGACCGTCACGGACGTGGCGAAGGTCAGCGTACCCGAGATGCCGCCGGGGGACGTCGAGACGTTCGTACCATCTGCGGCCGAACCGGTGAGCGAGTACGTGTCGCTGCCGACCACGACGTTGACCGGGTTGGACGACGAGACGGGTACCACCTGGCCTTCGCTGTTCAGCGTGTTCTGGAAGCCGCGGATGTCGTCGACCGAGATCGTCGCGCCAGCCGAGCCCAGCGTGGTGCGCACACGGGTGTTGCCGCCCATGTACGCATTGAACAGCGTCTGCTGCGCGATCGTATCGACCGAGCGGAACGCCTGTTCGCCCAACGTGTAGCCGTTTCGCAGGAACAGGTCGGCGATGGCGACGCGCGAGGTCGCGATGTTCAGTTGCATCATGCCCGGATACTGGCCGATGCCCAGGATGTACTGCTCGACGCTGTAGTTCTGCGCGGTGAGACCGGACGTGAAGTCCGAGTTGGCAGCGGGCGCCATTGGCGTGGTGATAGCCGGCAGCAGGCCCGTGCGGGTCTTGGTGATCGTTTCACCGATGTTCGCCATGAACGGCTCTCGGTCGGCGATCGAGCGAAAGCCGAGTTTCGCCTTGAGCGGGAGGCCGAACTGGTGTTCGAGATAGCCCAACTGGATCACCGACTGGATCGCGGCCGGGAGGTTGTTAAATGCCATGACAGCTCCTGTGTGGTTTGGATAGGGAACGTCCCCTCGCCACCAGGGCTGTCGGGCAGTAAAGCGATGGCCGCGTCATGCGGCCGTGGAATGGATGGTTAAAACGCCTTCAGGTGAAGGCCCCGAGCCTTGGCATCAGCCGCGATCTCTTCTTTCGTTGCGGTACGGGCGTCGAACGTTTCCACCTTTTTCTTCGGCGGCGTCTGGCGCGTTTGCGAGGTTTCGGTGACGGGCGCCTTGAACAGATACGGCTTGGCCGTCTTGAACGCTTCGAGCAGTTCGGTGACGCCGGCTACTTCGCCGTTCTCGTCGACCTTCAGCGTCGAGATGTCGACCAGTTTCAGCGCGTCCGTGTCCTGAATCCCCAGCGCGACGGCTGCGGCCTTCAGTTCGGTGTTGATGATGCGTTTGTCCGTCGCGGCACGCTCGGCGTCGAGAGTGGCCTTCGTTTCGGCCTTCTGCGCGTCGATCGCCTTCTTCACGGCGTCGTCGATCTTCGCCTGGGCTGCCGCTTCGTCGATTGCCTTGGTCTTTTCACGCAATGCGGCGTTTTCACGGCGCAGTTCGCGCGCGTGTTCGCGCCAGGCGTCCGGAACTTCTTCGATCGGCAGATCGAGTAGCGGATTGCCGATACGCGGCGCGGCTGCCGTGGTCGCCGTCGTGGTGGCGGCCGGGGTTGTGGTCGTCGGCGCGCCCGCCGTCGCACCACCACCGGTACCGCCTTCGCCTTCGGGTGCCATCAGGGATGCCTGCATCATCAAACTGCGCAGAAGTTGTGGCATCAAGCCATCTCCATGTGAAAAAGCCCGCATCGAGCGGGCCGGGTATCGCCGGAATCAATCCAGCGGGTTATTCGTTGATCTGCGCCTTCACCTGAGCGGCGGTGTTGCGCTCGGCCATATCCGCATCGGCGAGCGCCTTCTCTGCCTTCGCATCTTCGATGTCGTATTCGGCGGCGAGGATCTGGATCGCCGTCTTGCGCGAGAGCAATCCCGCGTCGCAAAGCGTCTTCAGAGTGTTGGCGCGCGCCCGCAGGTCGTTTAGCGTCGGCTCGAACCAGTCCGGCCAGCGCAGCGTGGTTTCATCGTTCGGGTCGAACTGACCGACCGGGGCCCCGTTCTTGAACTGCAGCGCGATCTTCTGCGACGCCCGGACAATCATGCTGACGATTTCAGCAATCGCGCCTTCGCCGTAGCTGATCCGCAGCCGGTCGGCGAGATTGACCAGGGATTGCTGGGCGATTTCCATGGCACGACCAGACTGCACGGCAATCATCTTTTCGGGCGACGTCTGATTGCCGTGCATCACTTCGAGTGCGATTTCGCGCAGATGCTTGACGTAGTCCAGCACCGCGGCGCACCCAGTGCCGTTGATCTCCAGCAGCTTTGCGTCACCCTCGGCGGAAACCTTGATCGCGTTGGCCGCGCCCTTGATGGTCGCGCCGCCTTCGCCGAATCCCGGCTCCTTGATCAGCAGAGTCGGGTCCGACGTGTACTTGAGACCGCGGCCGGCCTGTGAAAGCTGGTAGTCGATCTCGATCTGCGTGTCGATCGCTTCATCGGGAAACGTCGGCAGACCGTCTACCGCATCCCCGCCAGGGAGATTCTTGATCCACACGACCGGCACGAAACCGAGTTCATGCTTGACCGTTTTTGCGTCGTCGATCTGAGGCTTCGCGTTTTTTTCGTCCGCTACCTTCCATGGAACAAACCACGTCTCCGCAGTGTCGTCCCATGTACGCTGAAACCAGTACGTCGCCTTCAGGTCGTCAGGAGCGATCGTGTAGCCGTTATCGGCCAGCGCCCGTCCGGAGGTCTTGTACTTCTCCGCAACACTGAGCAGCGTATCGGGCGCCTTCGGATTCCATGTCGGTGCCAGGAATTCCGTGCTCATCGTTTCGAGGAACACCCGCTCGCCGAGCACCTTGAACAGAATTGCAACTGAGCCGACACTGCCCCGCGTCGCGGCATCGATCATCACTGCGTTGAGCCCGATTTCCTTTGCGAGCTTCTTGATCGCGGCTTTCCGATCCTCGTCCTTCAGCTCAATCGCCGGGAAATGCCCCTCGGAGAACAGCAGCGAGACAGAGTCGTCGACTACCGTGCGGCAGAGGTTCGAACGTACACAGGGACGGCGGTCGCGAAGCGGGATGTACTCACCGGATCCGTTCTTTTCCTCGTGGAAGGCATTCGGCAATTCGTCGTACAGCGCACCATTCAGAACGCGCTGCAGGACCTGGAGCCGAAAAGTGCGCTCCGGGAAATCCTTGTCCTTGGGCAGCTTCGACTGGATGGTTTTGAACATTTACTTGCCGTGTTTGAAGCCGCGCGCGTTCTTCGCGAAGTGAGCCATCGCGCGCATGTGGGGATTCGTCGAATGCGTCGCCTCCTCGATCCGTTGAGCCGGAATCTTCTGGCCTTGCGGAATGCCGAGCGCGCGATGCAGTTCACCCTTGTGAGCGGGGTTGATTTTGATGGCCATGGGTCACCTGTTCATGTGGGGGACATGGGCGCCGTGCGTCGTTGTCGGCTTGGCGACCGGGAACAGGTAGGCGAGGGGATAACCCGCCGCGTCGCACATATGATCCTTGCCCGACCTCTTGTCAGGCTCGCCGTTGTCGTCATAGACCTGCTGCTCAAGACATTCCGTCAGCTCGGGACAGTTCTTCGTGTTGACGCGCAGCCGGCGCTCGCCGTCGCCATTCAGGATCAGCGCATTGACCGCATTGACGCGATCTTTGACGCGCGGATTCGTCGAGTGGGCGCGAATCTTGAAGCCGGCGTTTTGCAGGATCGTCAGGTCCGATACGCTCGCACTTTTGCTGCTGGTGTTTTTGCCGCTCGCATCGGGGAAAACGATGATTTCGTGACCCGGAAATCGTTCTTTCATCGACTGCGCCATGGCCGGCGTGTCGCGTTGCTTGGTCAGTTCAGCCACAGCGTGAGGGTGGCCGCCACGCATTACGTAGATGACCGTCGACATGTTGTTCACGTTGAAGTCATTTCCCGAATACAGGACTTCGCCGGGCTGAATCTCGGTATCGCAGTGATTCTTGTCGCGCGAAAACTCTGGATACACAGCGCCGCTCGTCAGGTTGACGAATAGCCCTTCCAGATATGCGGAAAGCAGGTTGGCCGGGTAGATCGCCCGCAGCTGGTCGACGTAGCCATCAGGCAGAAACGGGTTGCTCGAAGTCGGCGCGCGGTACAGCCTGTAACCGGGTTTGGGATCCTTTCCCCACACTTGATAGACGTACCGAAACCCTTCCGGTGTCGTCGCGATCGCCAGCGAATTCAGTTCGCCATCGGGTTTTTTCTTCCGGCACCGAGCGAGGCATTTGCGCCAGGCGTTGCCGGCCTTCTTTTCTTCGAGTGTGTCGAACTCGTCAATGCCGCCGTCAGAAATTTCGAAGCCGACGATGCGATCGGGATTATCCAGTGTACGGAAAATCACGCTGCCGCCGGTTCCGATCTTCATTTCCTTGTCCGACTTGTTCAGCTTATGACGGATCTTCATCGCATCCAGCCGCTCTTCAAACTTCGGCCATGCAATGAGGCTGATCAGGTCATAGGTCGGCGCGAAGTAGCCCACATTGAACTGCGGGTACGCCAGTTTCTTCATCATCAGGCGCGTAACAAGTGCGTCTGATTTGCCCGCGCCGAACCCGCCCACGAACGCCGGGAACTGCTCTTCCGAGAAAACGAAGTCTTCCTGCGGCTCGGTCAGCGCCAGATCAACTTCGAGTTCACTCATCTTTCTTCGCGCGGCGCACGGTAATGCGGATCGACTCGGGCGCGTCGCCATCCTCGTCAGACATCAGATCCTTGCGCGCCAATTCAAGCTTCCGTATCAGGTCGATCTGCCGAATGATCAGGTCCGCATAGTCGGGCGCAGCAGCCTTGATCTCGCGCTTGTCGAAGGGCTGCATGTCCTTCGTGGCTTCGTCGTAAGCCATACCTGACTTGTGCGCGACTTCTAGTGCGCCGTCGACCATCTGCTGCAGGTCAAGCGAACCCGACAGGCGCACGTACCGGTGCAGCTTGACCCGCGCCAGCCGGATCTCGTCGTCGAGTGAGCCGACCTCGGCGCGCTCGTACAGCGCCTTTTCCTCGGGAAGTAGAGCGTCGGAGTAGAAGCCGTGCTTGACGGCGTTACTGTTTCCCTTCGGCGCGCCGGTGCTGGCCCCGCCATGGAGTTTGCAGCGCGCTTTGCCTTCCACTGGAGCCCGTTTGCACGGCGCTCCAGATCGCGTGCGGGCACCGCATGTTCCTGCCATGCGTGGCCTCATCCATGGGGTTGTTTCGGTTAATCGCCCGTTTCAGGCAAAAATCACTTTTCGGCTTGCTGCGCAGTTTCATTCCATTGCACAGACCACCACGAATAAAGAAAGCCTCTTTCGAGGCAAACGCCGTTACCAGCGCGGAGGAGTTGGTTTCAGATACCGCGCCCAGTCATCGCACCATCGCGACCAGAGCCAGGCAGCACGTGCACAGGCGTTCAGGTATTCGGCGAGGGGATTCATGGGGTCAGCCGTCGTTGTTGGGCCATGCTCGCGGCTCTTCGTCGCTGATGCCGTCCCAGCCTTCGCGCCCGAGATAATCCCAGCCTTCGCTCATACGCCCCATCCGCTCGTGTCGTCCCGCGACTTGCCGCAATGCACGCAGCGCGAGGTGTAGGGGTAGGCCCGGTGCGGCACGTAGGCGTGAAAGCCAAGGCGGCAGAAGAGGCGGTTCATCCTTGCATCTTCCGCAGTTCATCGAGCCGCTGGATCAGGCTCGCCAGCAATGCGGGATCGAGGTTCCTGATATGGGACAGGTCGCGCTCGATGCTGTCGATGATGGCTTGCGGGGTCATGCTGAATCCCTGCCGTTGCCGGCAAAGTCCCCGTTGCGGGGAGCGGCCGGAGTGGACGGCCGAGCGGCCTCCGGCGCGGGGAAATCGAATAACGCTTCGGCTGCCTTGCGCGCGTC